TCTCCGGCTCCGTTGGCTTAGGCTTAGGCACTTCGAGCTTACGAGGCGCCAGCTTCTTCCACTCCAAGAACTTGATTGTGTACTTGATGTCCGTCTCGTAACCAAACGATGAGGACGTCTTAAAGTCGGTAATCAAATATAGTTCGTTCACGTTGGCGTTCTTCATGTTGGCGCCAAACATACCAGTGAGGACGACCCTCACCGGTGTATTTGACTTCTTCCAACGTCGTAGCTTGTCAATGATCGTCAAAGCGTCGACGCCATTGGAAATGTAGTTACCGTCTTTAACAGTTGGCAAGAATGACGTGATAGAGAACGTCACAAGGCTTTGATAGCCTGGGATAGGAATTTCCCCGGCACTCAACACCTCAACGGTCTCTATCTTTTGGTTCTCGTCAATCGAGATTTCTTCAGGCAGGACAGGTAACTCAAAGAGTGTTCCGTCCTCGCCTTTAATGTAAAGTTTCATGGTCTACCTCCTTTAGTTATGAAGCAGACCGCTTGCTTGGTTCTCGACCGCGTCAAGCAGTTGGTCGTTGAACTTCGCAATAAAGTCTTGCGTGTCTCTATCGTCTTTAACCTCAAGGTTATTGACGATTTCTGGCTTAATCGTGATAAAGTTCTGTTGCCATTTCATCTCGGCCACATCTTTTATCAGCTTCATGTACTCGTCAGACAAGCCAACTTCGTCGACCTTGTCAAGCTTACCGCCTTTAGGACCTTTGCCATTTCCACCACCGAGCATTGAAGGGTCAAATGGTGTCGCACCACCGACCCCACCGAGTCCAGGGTCGCCTGGGTTAAGTGGGTTGTGAGCACCGATATTCATGGCGTTATTGACCTTGTCCAAGATACCTTGGACGCCATTAACAATACCTTTACCAAAGCCTTTACCGGCATTGTAACCGTCAGTGACCGCAGAACCAATGTCGGCGAATGAGCCTCTTGGGGCGGTCCATAATTGAGAGCCTTGTGGCTTGTCACCAGCTAGGCCTTTAGCAATGCCTTGCATACGCTCTAGCTTAGCAGCTGCCCCTTTGACCGGTGCAGCCATGGCGTCGCCCCATGCCTTAGCAGAGCTAGCGATACTAGACCGCCCAAGCGATACGTTGGTTAGAGCGCCAATATTGACGCCAGGTATCTTATTGACCGCTTCAATCATGCCATTGATACCGCCGATAGCCTTGTTAATCATGTCCTCGATACCACCAAGAACAGCGTTAATAAGACCGTCAACGACACCGCCAGCAGCCTCTGCCATCTTCGCGACGCCTTTGCCTATGTTGTACCAGAGTTGGTTCATTCCATGGCCGAAGTCGTTCCACTTCTCAAGCAAGAAGTTAATGACGTCGATAAAGATGTTAGCAATCGTCTCGGCTATCGTGCCTATGACGACTAAGAAGCCCCACCAAAGCGTCTTGATGAAATCAACCCCCATGATAAAGGCGTTGACAATGGCCTCGACCACCGTCACGACGATATTCCAGATAGCGATAAAGATGTTAAATGCTAACGCTGCTAGACCATACAAGGCAGCGCCGATAATTCCGAATACTAACTCGACTGTCTCGCCGACGCCGATAGTAGCGACTGAAATACCAATCAGAATTGCTATGACGATTAAGCCGATAGCCACGATAGGGTTAGCCGCAACTAACATGTTGAATACCTTAACGGTTGTATTCAAGGCTTCCCAAGCAGCGCGAATAGCTTCGATTATCCGCATAGCTAGCATATATCCATATACGACCGCTAGTGCAGCCGCGATACCAGTTACAATCGGTCCAATCGTACTCCAATTAGAAGCGAAGAATTGATAAATGCTAACTACTGTATTCCATACAATTCCAAGGATTTGAGCCAGGAACATGACGCTCCAAACTAGTGCGTCAATCGCTACTGTAGCAGCCGCCGCGAATTGCTTAAACTCGTCAGACCGCAGAGCTTCCTGGAGCATTTGGAATACTGGTTGCAATCTCATTTGGAGATAGTTTAAGAACGTCGTCCATGCCTGACCAATGGTCATTGGCACTTTGGAGAACTTACTCTCGATATCCTCGGCAGCAGCAAAGATAGAGTTTTTAATCAATTCCGAGGTAATCTTGCCCTCGGCGGCCATTTTCCGAAGCTCCGCTCGGCTGATGCCGGCGTACTTTTCAATGGCTTGTAAAATCATTGGCGAGTTCTCGGAGATAGACCGAAGCTCGTCGCCTTGCAGTCGTCCACTAGCCATAGCCTGGGTCAACTGAAGCATGGCGCTCTTTTGCTCCTCGGCACTAGCACCTGCAACCGTAAATGACTTGTTAACCAACTCTAAGAATCGGATAGATTCGTCATTGTTCTTGAACACTCCGTTAGTTAGCATGTTTAGCTTGGCAACTGACGCCGCCATAGCTGTATACTCGGCTCGCGACCTTTGCGCGGTCCTGTATATCTTTTCATTGAGTTGAGCGGTCGTTTGCGAACCGTCATTTATGAGGTTTAACCTGGCCTGGATACTAGAAAAAGTATCGGAGGCCCCGAATAGCGCCCGTAGCGCCCTAGTGACCGCCTGTATAGCAAACAGGGCAATGACATATCCTTTGAACTTGGCCCACATATTCGCGACTTTACCGCCAGCCATCTGAGCGGAGTTACCCATTTCGATTTGCGCTGGTGCGATTTTACGCGTGTTTTGGTTCATTCTTTCAGCAGACCTAGCTACGCGCTCTTGCGTATTGGCTACCTTATTGAGTGTCCCAGTTATGCGGTCCGTAAGGCTAATCGCTGTATTGATACCGGCCACTTACTCACCTCCTCTTTCTTTCGATGTCTTTTCTTTGTTCGTCCAGACTTTCACCGTAGATAACCAAAGAAGCCGCGAGGAATGCTTTTTCCTCACGGCTCATTGACACCCATCGACTAGGCAATACATGGAATTTATGGAGGGCAGCATGAGCTAGTCCGCTCTCACTGTCCTCTCTGATTAGTTTTTTGCCTCGTCCACCAAATCGTCAAAGTTATCTAGGCCACTCGCGTTAGAGATTGCCTCTAAGATTTTCAGGTGATCCGCGAAAGTGAACATTTCGCCGTATAGGTCCTGTTCGCCACGGACCCCATAAGACTCTTGTAGCTCCGCATTTTGCAAGTCTGGAACGACAACGGACGCGCTACATAGCAAGTTGTTAAACTTGGACATGTCTAGCACGCGCTCTTGACGTCCTTTGCGACCTGGCTTATTGACGTAGCACTTGTCCTGGATAGCGTCATACTCGCGACCAGAAATGATACGAAGCTCGATATGCTCGTCAAAGCTTTCAAGCTTCAGTTTGATGTTTTCGGTTTTCTTCTTGTTCTTCTTCAAGAACGACTTGATAGATGTCATGATTGATTATCTCCTTTTTCGGTTAGTCTAGGCTTGCTTAAATGTCTCTAAAATCTCGATGTCGTTGAAGCTAAAGTCAGTTTCATCTTCTAGGACGTTGTTTTCGCCTGACGCCTTGAATAACAAGGCTTTCTCGAAGATGACGCCTTTAAGGACACCGGAGTTTCTGCCAGCGTGAGAAGTTGGGTCGTCGTTGGCATACTTGATAGATACCTCCGGAATTTTACCCTCTTTGACATAGTTCGCGACGATATTGCGGACCGCTGGGTTTTGATAGTAGAACTTAACGCTCCCTGTACCCTCTGCCCCAACTACCTTTTTACTCGTCATGCGTTGTCCGAGCGGTGTAACGTCGGTTGTCTTTAACTCAACCTTGGCTTCCATTTCGATAATTTCAGCAAATGGAATGTTCTTACCATCAACGGTAACGAACACTGTCCCTTCCTTGGAAGAGATAGTGTCGTTTTGATTCATTAAATTTGGCATAGTTTACCTCCTATTTTACTTCTACTGTCACGTAGAGTTTTTCCATAGCATCGGCTAACTTAACGCCAAGGGTTACCAGGATAGCCTCTTTTTGAGAACCTTCCATAACCTTGATGTCGTCCGCACTATAGGTTAAAGCACTTTGTGCCACGAGCGGGTCAAGCACTCGCACAATCAGATGCTGTTTGAATAACTCGCGTCCGTCAATGTCGTTGACTACTTGACCGACGAAGTTCTCAACGAACACCGCTTGGATAGCCTCGCCGATAATGTCCATGGTACGCACTAGCTTGTTCTTTTTGAAGTCGTCGTTCTGACCGTCAAGAGGCGTTACAAGTGTGTTGACGTCTTGTGCAATCAGTACGCGGCCGCGGAACATGCGGAATACAATGTTGCCTTTTTCGATTGCTTGAGCAAGCTCTTGTGGAGTCTTAGCGTCGCAGTCGATAGCGCCAACATACTCGGCGTGTGTGAGGCTCTTAGAGCCGGCAGTCGCAGATAGAGCAGCCACTCGATAGATAGCCTCTTTAGAAGACAGCTTCGTACCGTCGGCCAAGGTTACACCGTTGTCGACAGAGATAATGCCTTCGTTGTTGGCCTCAGCATAGTTGTTGATGACTGCCACGATCGCGCGACCTTCGTTCCGCCACTCTTTGACTGCGTCAACAAGTTTCTTCTTGTCGTCGGCTGTGTCAGTGCCATAAGCCACAACGCGGAAGTCTTGTTTGGATAACTCGCTAATAAACTTCTCGACTGATGTGTCAATCGTGCCGTCTACACCACCAGCAAGCTGAATTTGCTTAGGTGGTCCAGCTGGTGGCAAGTTACCTGAGAAAGTGACATAGTCGTTGGCTTTTGGATACTCCCCTGTTTTGAGTGTTTGAGAGTCAACCTCAACTCGATTAACGAGTGTACGCACTACTGACTCGCCTCCAGCTGTTCCAGCCATTACCATGATGTTATTACCGTCTGCGCCCTCTTTGACCGCTGTAACAGTAAATTCTCCGGACGTGCCGGTTGCCTTAACACCGCCACTAACCGCTGGAACGTACACCAAGACTTTGTTAGCCACTGCTAATGCCTCGGCAACTAGGTTTGATTTAGCATTAGGTCCGAAGAACTTAACTAGGTCCTCGCCTTGGTGGATTGTGTGGAAGCCAGGCGCTGCTAAAGTTTGACCTTGTAGCATTAAAGCCGGGATACCCTCGCCGGATACCAAGGCTTTTTGCTCTTTACGGGCCTTAAAGTTCACGTATGCACCAGGCAGACGCTTATTTTGTGTTGTCCACGTCATTTATCATTACTCCTTTATTGTTTATTTGACCTTTAGCTTGCGCTCCAGGCCTTTTATTTGAGGGCTGTCATCCTCTGTTTTAACTGCCACTGTACCAGCCAGAGCATCCATTTTGGTTGTGTCTGATTTAGCCATGACGTGATGGATATCAATCGTAAAGCTAATCGTTAGCACCTCGTCGTTGTGCTCCATGTCCAAATTATGGATATGATGCTTGCCTTGGAGGTACTTCCACGTACCAGAATAGAACTCTGCCATAACACCTTCCATTTCCGCCCTCTTATCCTCGCTCTCACGCGGATAGTATGTAAGGAATAGGAATAGATGGGTTAGCATTTGGTCGCCCACCAGACGCATGTGAGTGGCTTTTTTTGCGTTAATAATAAAACAAGGTAACGACAAACCTTGCTGAATCGGTTCATCGTATACCTCTGTGTCGTTGAATCGCTCGCGCAGTTGAGCGATTAAGAGATTCTTTACGTTATCCAAGGTTCTTAAACAACTCCTCTGCTAATTTTTTTTCCATTTTTTGAAGATATCTCGGCATCTTCATCCTTATGTCGTCCTCGGTTAGCTTCATCATAAAGCGTCCCTCGACCCAAAATTTTGAGTTAATTCGAGAACTCTTTTTGCCCTTCCCTTTTCGGGTTCGGTGTCCATCTTCAACAAAGCTGGCATAATCTACGCTATCGAATACCTCAATCACGTAATCGTCGCCTTTTCTTTGTATTTCACCAATTTTCCAACGATCTTTGAGCAACCCAGTTTTTTCAGGCGTCTTTCCCTTTACTACTGTGAGAAAGTCTAACGCAATCTCCTTTATAGTTTCTCGGATAAGTTCGTCCACAATTTCTTGCGCTCTATCTACTCGATTGTTGAATTCTATGATTTCTGAATAATCATATCCATCCGGCACGCTCTATCACCACTTCCTGATGAGTTGGATAGACGAAAGGCTCATTTGTAGCGGTGTACTTAACGTCGCCAATCAATAGCTGGCTTCCGGCTTTGATTTCGATATCAGGCTGGCAGAATAACTTCTCGACTACTTCAAGCTTGTTGGCCTCGTCAATCATAGTGTTGTTGAGCCTTTGGACAGATACGCGGCAAGGTATGTTGGCCTTGCCTTGTACTGGTCCGAATTTAGAGCCTGTGGCGCCATTTGGCTTGCGATAAGACGTCTGTTCCATAACCGACATGGTCTTGTCGTAGGTCCAATCAATGGCTCCACGCGCCTTGGATAAGACGTGGTTAATCTTAGCCATGGCTACCACCTCAAGCGGCGGAACTCGTTAAGTTCGCCCTCAAAGTCTCCCATAAGGCTGTTAAGTGCCTTAGTGGCCGCGTCGATATCAAAGCTAACAGACGTGTCTCCAACCTTGATTGTCTTAGCCTCACCGTCTAAATGACCTGTGGCCTGTCTTAGTGCGAGGTCTGCCATACGTGCAATCGTATAGTCTAACTCGTCCGGTATTTCCTCGATATTGCAATAGTTGAGCACTCTCTGGACTAACTCCGCAAGGATATAGTCCAGGTGCTCGTCCTCTGCTAATTCAAGGTTATTATTCAGCCTCAGTCGGCGCTTCGTTAGCAAGGCTAGGCTCGCCAATTTCTGCTGGAGCTTCAGTTTCTGTTGCTCGTTCATCTTGTACGACCTCCCAACCGCTGTTCTCAAACGCGCTAATCATTACGTCGTTTGATAGCACTTGCTCTTGACCGTCCTTGGACAAGAGCACTTGACCTGTTTCTAATTTAGCCATGCTAGCTACCTCCTAAATTAGGCTTTCTTGTGTACGTAGATAGCTTTCTTCTTGCTATCCAATACGAAAGCGTCATAGCGAACGCGACCCTCTACCAACTTACCGTTGATACCTGGAGGGTTGTCATGGATCTTGTAGTCTTGCAACTTAACTGGCGCAGTTGTAGCCACTGGGTGGGTTACGAAGAACTCAACCTTATCTGGTAAGTAGCTCGTAGGAACTAAGACGATAGCAACACCGTCGATTTCCCCTACTTGGCCCTTGATTAAGGTTTCTTGTGCCAAGTCACCGGACTTGATGAACGCTGGGTCTAACTTGATATTCTTGTAAAATTGAGGGCCTACATAAGCGATACGGCCAACAACTGGCACTTTTGAATCAGTCAAGGCAACTTGAGCGTCTAAGAATGCCTCATAAGCATTGGTCTTAGTAATAGCTGCTGTCTTGACTTGAGTAGCGTCTGCACCGGCTACAATCTTCGCGAATCGGTAGATGTCAATCTCTGGAATGACAACCTCGGACAACTGACGTGCTAAAGCCTTACCGGCCTCCATAACGCCTTGAGTGTCTTGCTCGCTCTTGCGGTCGATTACAAAAGTAAATGAGCGGTCTTTGGTTAACGTGAGCGTTTGAACGGTGTTCTCCAAGTCTGCCGCAGTACCGTAGCGAGTCATGCCGGTTGTCTTGTAGTCATTCATGCCGGCGGTTGGTACGGAGTAGACCTTAACGGTGTCCACGCCCTCGAAATCGTAGTTTTGGTTGACTGCTCCATGAGATAGAGCCTCGCGAGCAAAGCGCTCGTCTACTTTAGGACTAAATTTTTGTGCATAGTTTACTGGCATAATATTTACCTCTTTCTAAATAGATTTGATTTGATAGTGGCTTATACGCTGTCGAATCCGGCTAAGAATAGCGCTTCATCACCAGACGGAGGCGTTACTTGTGGCGTTGGTTGTCCGCCAGCCGGTCTCGCTCCGTTAAACGACGGATTAGTTCCTGTATTGCCTTCTGTTGGAATAAACAGGAACGGTTTTGACTCGGATAGGCCTTTAAGCTGCTCGTCTAAGCCTCCTAATTGGCCTTGCTCGTCAATGGTTAGCTTCGTACGGTCTAGCAAGCCTCGGACGATACCGGCGTCATGTACTTTACCTGTTAGGGCCATGTCCACCGCGTGGTTTAGATTGGTGTCCTTGATTTGCTGTTCGTAGTCAGCTTTCTCTTGTTTGTACTTGGACTCTAATTCCTCGTACTTCTTAGTTAATTCGGCGTTGTCTTCCGAGCCTTTCTTGAGCTCTTTAATGTCCTTGTCACGGGCCGCCAACTGGGTCTCTAATGCTTTCTTGCTCTCCTCTGCAGCGGACAGTTTAGCATTTACCTCGGTTAGCGATTTGCCATGCTCGGCCATTACTTTCTCAATCTGCTCTTCGGTCAAGCCTAGAGCGCGTAATTCTTCACGCTTCATAAAACATCTTCCCTTCGTTTTTATTCGGTGTTACGGCACCGGAGAAATAAAAAATAAGCAGTTTATGCCGTCATGCTCAGGACGGTTGACCGTAACGCTGGTCTGCGAGATATTGGATCACCTCCGTTTTTTGGGCAAAGAAAAAGCACCTCGAAAGGTGCTAGAATTAGGCGACCATACGACCAATGAGTTCGTAGGCCTTTTCTTCTGTTATTTCATCGAAATCGACGTAGTCACTTACAAGGATTTTATCAAACCAGTAAAAGCTAGCTTTCCATCCACCATCAAATACATACATAGTATCAACATCAAATTTGAGTACTTTAGGATTTTCACTTGTAGTCACATAGTACTTTTTCATTTTAATCACCTTACTTCGATTCGATATTTTCTATCCCTCTAGGCGGATTCAGTTTATTACTTAAATTAAACATCTTTTTGCTGATGCTTGCTCTTTCTTCATCACTAAGCCCATCCTTACGGAACTCTTCATAAAGCTTATGCAACTCACCATTTTTAAGGTCAAAGCTTTCTTTGGTGTGATATTGCATTTCGAATAGAGTACCGTCTTTTTCCAAAGTCGTGTTAACTCCTTTGTATGGAGATGGTAGTGGCCAAGTATTCTTCACTTTGATTATACCATATTCTCCGGAATTTAAAAGCCTATTCATAGTTTCATAGTTTTCTACAAATGACTCACCGTCAAAAATTGTAGTATACCTAAGGACGTCGCGAATTTTGCTAGCAGCTTCCTTTAGGCTTATCCCCTCATTGATTGAATCAGAAATAATTTTACGAGCTAGTGATTCCTGCGACTTCAGACGAAATTCGAGCCCGGCCAGATAACCATCAGACTCCTTGGCCATCCTTTTCATATCTTTAGTTATGGCCCTCTCAACCTTAGCTATCTCAGCCAATTTTTCTTTACTCAAGGCATCCGCTTGGTGTTTGTCAGGTTCGGATGGCGAATTACGTATAGCCTGCACCTGTTCCACAGTTTGCAGACCATACTTCTCGCTCAACTCTCTCGCCCGGTCTGCATACATTTGCACGACCTCGTCAAGCGACGGCTTGCGACAAGAGGTAGATTGACCGTCCTGGTCTAGCTCATCACTAGAATCATCAGGCGAACCATAGCCGTGAGATCCCAAGAATTCAGACTCTTCCTCAGGCGTTGTCGGTATAATCTTGCTCCGACAGTGCACATGAAAAGGCGGTGCGGTAGTCCTTGGTGCAAAATCATCCATGAGATAGACTTTGTTGTTTTGGTGTCGGCAAATATCTGACGTCTTGGAGTCCAGGATAGCCTCAATCTTATACGTCTTGGCTCCCAGCGCCTTATACATATCATAGTTTGCCATGGTGTTGTAGGCAGTCATTTCAGTTCGGACCAGGCGCTCAACATTATGTCTTGCTACGCCTGTCCGTTTGCGGAGTTCCAGGACCGTCTTGTCGAGACTCCAACCGCCAGTTAACGCCTTATCCAATGTTTCTCGAATTGAATTAAAGTGTTCTTGCCCTTGGGTCCATACCCGGCTAGAAAACTCTTTCCCTGACCATTTAGACGACATCCGACGAAGAATCAGGTCATCATTAAGTTTGATAGCAGGTTTGATAGATAATATGCCAGCTTGCGCCATATCCTTACCTACCTGAGCAGCGGTCTTGATATAGCCACTAGCGAGCCCTTTGCCAACTGTCGCTGATATCGCCCCAGAGCTGGAATACACTTCCCTCGTCTTGCGCTGTATCTCGTGAATCATCGCTTGCTTGCGAGAAATGCGGTGACGATAAGACAAGGCATCTAACAATGCGGGGTCAGTCTTTGGATCTAAGGCCATTTCTCTGAAGCGCGCCAGGTTGACGTTCTGAAATTCTTTTAGCTCATCGTCTGTCAGGTACTTCATCGCATCAGCCTGGGTCATCCGGTTATCGTGAGCATACCGTGAATAGAAAGTGTGAATTTCTTTGACCAGGTCATCTTCAAGGATGGCCAGCTGGTCATTGATTCGCTTAATTGTTTCGTCTTCGGTTGCTCGCATAAGAGAGTCTTGGAGTGACGCTCGTTTCAGCCAGTAGTTGTGGCTAACCATCGATTATCACTCCTTTTCTTTTGGCTCTTTATCCTCTTCCGGTGGGTGGTCGTGGCTGTGTCCGAAGTCATAGCCTAGGACTAACTCGGCCTTTTCTTCTTCCTCGGCTAGGCGCTCCTCGACCTCCGGACTGTACCAAGGGTGCTGCTCGCGGATAGTCCGAGCGTCTAAGATACCGATAGAGTTGCGCGCGTCCTGGATAGCCTCCGATTCGTTTGTGATCGTGTCGCGGTTAAAGATATAGCGGAACTTCTCCAGGTCCACCTCTCGGCCGGTCTTGTTCTTGATATCATTGGCAACGAACCACATAAACAAGCGGATAGACGCCTGTAACTCATTCTCGAAGTCGTTAGCGTCGAGGTCTAGCGATAGATAGCGCCACTTGAGAGCTTGCCCACTAGCATTGCCCAGGTTCTCGTCCTGGGTGTCAATCGCTCGGCTTGCCTCGTATAACATTTTACGGTTGCGCGCAATCTCCGACTCAACCGACTCTGTCTTGATATCGGCCTGGAGCTTGTCAACTCCTCCGCCTCCGTCGCGAATCTTGATAACCTTGTAGAGGTTTAGTTGGCTTAGGAATGTCTCTAACTCCTCGCCTCCGTAGCCCTTAAGGATATAAATAAACTTAGGAATGTCGGCCAGCAAGTCGGCATTAACAGAGGCTTGCATTTCGATGTTGTCAATGATTGACTTAACTTGCTCTAACAAGGACTGCTCTTGCTCGTTGTACTTGAATACCACAAGCGGCACTCGCTCCCAGTTGTAGCTATGGACTTGGCCTTGCTCGTCCTTGTAGCGGAAATGAGGCTGTACGCCTTTATAGGCGCTATTCTCTACTAGCTTGCCTTGCTTTAGCTTGTAGTACTTAATACCCTCGCCGTCCCAGTATTCAACGTGAATCTCGGTCTCTTTTTTACCGCCAATCTTATAAACGACTTGCGGATAGATACGGAGAAACGCGTCAACGATAGTCCGTCGCTCGTCGGCATAGAACGGAATGATTTGTTGACTCGGCACTTTGTACAATCGCAAGGTCCCAGTCTCGTCGTAGTAAGGAATACCATAGGCGATACCTTTGATAATGGCCTCTCGTCCGATAGCCTTAATCTCTTTTAGGAGACTCTCGTCAAAGACCTTGTCCAGTGCCTCCTTGATTGCAACGTCCTCTTGGTCGTCGCCCCCATACATAATCGTCGGCTCCTTGGCTAGTAGATAGCCTGTCTTTTGGTCTACAATCTTTCTGAATAGTCCAAGGCGCAGTTGCGCGTTGTTCTTCCAGTCAACATCCTGTTTCTTGTTGATAATGTCGGTCTCGTTGTTGTAGTACTTTTCGGCAGCGATCATAGTGGCCTGTCTCTTGCTAATGACATGCTCGCCAATCTCGATTTCGAGTATTTCTTTCTCTGATAACTCAAGAGCCACAAGAGCGCGCTCCTTGAGCCAGTCAAACCATTTTGCCATTTTTTACCTCCTTTTCTACCAGCCAACCGTTATGCCTGGCTGCTTCATATCATTTTCAAACGCGTATCGTGTCGCGTCGATTGTGTGGTTGTCAGTCTCAACTAACCTTGTTTTCGGGTTGCCGTCCTTGTCGGTCGCATAGTCGATATTCTCAAACTCTCTAGCAATATTAGGCGTCCGCTCTGGGTCTATTACTATCTCGTATAAGTCGTCAAGCCAGCGCTCGCCATACTCGATACTATCCGGCCCTTTCTTGGCTCCGTAGAACCTAGGCACGCCATGCTCGTAAACTATCTCGTCGATAGACTTAGGCTCGGCGCTATCGGCTGTGGTGTCGGTCGTATTGTACCGCTTGGCCTTGATAAACTCGGCTAGCCTACGGTTGCTAATCTTAACGCCGTAGTACTCGTCCATAGCATAGATACGACGTCTTTTCTTATCGTAGTGCCAGCGAACGAAAGCCAGTGGGTCGTTAGCATAACCAAAGTCGACGCCTTGGCGGATATTGTCGAACGTGTCGAATAGGTCGTCTGGTATCTTCGTAAAGACTAAGTTTTCTAATGGCGATACGCCGGACCCAACTGCTAGGCCCATGTATTCCCAATCATACGCCCTCTGTGACCTATCTCTAGTGGCCTCTGCCTCCTCGATAAATGCTTGGCTTATCCATGGGTTATCAAGGTAGGTCGAGTGGTGTACGAACGTATTAGCCGGCAATAATGCGGTGTTGTATTTCTTGTTAACCCAGGATTGTTTTCGTTTCGGTGGGTTGTACGTGTAGAAAAACTTATAAAAAAGACCTTCAGGCAATTCGCCACGAAGGATAGAGTTAGTCACAATCTTTATTTCATCTTCAGCCTTAAACTCGGCCAACTCTTCAACCCAGGCAATCGCATAAGGAAATCGGCTAGACTTTAAGGACTTTAGGCGGTTTGGGTCTTGCAAACCTCGGAAGATAATCTGATTCCCGCGAGGCACATAAGTTATTTTGAGCGGAGACTTATTGATTTTGAACAGGTGTCTCACGCCCTGCTCCTCGATAGCCCACATAATTTGCTCGAATACCGATTCTTGTAGGTCACGGTCCACCTTTCGGATACAGACGGCGTTCACCGCGTACCTCATTATCATCTGAACAATGATATGCGCAATATCAGACGACTTACCGGAGCCACGGCCGCCCTTGCAGACAACGTGGAGCTTGGCAGGGTCAAAGGCCGCTCGCCATACTGAATGAAAGGCCCTCGGAATAAAATCGCTCATTCGTTTCTTATTCGCCATCATCATCACCGATTCCGATGTCGTCGATGAATTGGACCATGCCGGTAACGTCAATCTCTTTACGGTCCAGGTAAGCCCCGTTTACCTTAAGAATATGATCTAGCGACCGTTGCCGTTCTTCAATCGTCGGTGTAAACTGGTATTCCGTTTCCGTTACCTCTTCGCCATCAAGGGCTCCATTGAAGTAAGTCTTGACCCTCTTTCTTGTCTTGCCATACTGAATTTCACCTCTAGCAATACTTGCGGAGATAGCCAATGCCTCAGCTACCGTCATAGCCCTCTCCTCGTGCAGTTCTTGTGTCCGCTTACTGATATACCGCGCCACTTCAACATTTTTCAACATGCGCTCTCCAGTACTATAAGCCGACCTCTCACTATATCCGGCTTTAATAGCTGATTGAGTCGCGTTGCCACTGATGATATATTCATCGGCAAAGCGTTTTTGTCTCTCGTTCATGAATACATCACCTCGTTTCATAAAAAAATAAAAGACCCCTCGGTCTCGGCGTTGAGGGGTACTCTATTGGAGAGAAATTTTTCCGCAATCTGACTATAGGGGGAAATCACATTGCTATTTCGAGGGCCGGAATCGAACCGACACCTCTTGACTCGCAAGTCGAGCGAACTTCCTTAATTCTTCCTCGAAACTTTAACGAGAGGGAGAAAGTGTGAAAGAACCCTCTCGTTGGTATATACTGGCTTTCCTTAAGGAGATAAAAGCCAACGAGGCAGTTTACCTTCCTACCTCATACTATCATTTTAGCACAGTTAACTTGCCATCCACTTTCAACTTACTTTCAATTTACTCCCAAAAAATCTTCAAAGCTTTGTCCATCCTTGAAGACCAGGAGTTCTCCGTGCCTATATACCTCAGCAAAATTGAAGAGAGCTTCATCTAGCATACGATAGAATTCCGTCTCAGAGTACTCAAGCATCATGTATATTTCGATATCTTTTCGCTCTTTCATGATGCAGTACTTCTCGTACAGCAGTTGCTTGTGGAAGGCCTCTGTCATCATGTTTATGGCCTGCTCTATCTCGTCGACTCGTTGTTGCGCGGCGACTTGACGAACCATGTGTGACTCGATAGGATTGCTTACAGTCCCCGTGTACGACCGTGGTTCAAAGCTGTATACAGCTGTTACTTTGGATGAGAACTTTTCTCCGGAAACACGTTTTAGAAACCGGTAAGCCTCCAATGTGTTTTTTGCTGCCTGTTTTGTTTTTTCGCTATCTAATCCTTTAAACAAATTCACACCGCGCCTCCTGACTATGATCTGATTCTACGCTTGATGGTGAACTCGTGGGGAAGCACATTTTCTCTGTACTCTCGTCTACCATCTCCAATTATGTTCCTATCAGGGAAAGGGTATGTTTCATTGAGGTATCGGTGCAAATCAGATTTTCTCGGTGATACCATAACGACCCTTCCGATAGCATCTCTCAGGACATATTCAACTTCTTTTTTTAGTCTCATAATCAATTCTCCTAGAATGGAAGGTCATCTTCGTTTATGTCGATTGGATGTCCCTCGTTAATGAATGACGTATCGGCCCCTAAACTAGCCTGTGCGGAGTTTTGAGCGTTAGTGTTGTAATTGCCTTGGCTATACGTTTGAGCCTGTCCCTGGCCTTGCTGTTGGTTCCTAGGACTCAAGAATTCGATTCTATCAACTATAATCTCGGTGATGTAGACTCTTTGACCGTCTTTGTCGTATGAACGATTTTGTACCTTCCCCCAAATAGCCACCTTGGACCCTTTTCCTGTATTGTTAGCTATCGCTTCGGCTGTCTTGCCCCAGGCTGTGCATCGGTGGAAGTCTGCCTCTGGCTCGCCATTAGCTGTTCTGTCCCTGTTCACTGCCAAAGAGAAGTTAGCAACTGCTGTGCCTTGTTGTGTATAACGGAGCTCGACGTCTTTTGCCAAGCGTCCGATTTGGACTGTAAAATTCATTTTAATTTCTCCATTTCTTTGATGGTTTCAAGATGGCGCGCTAGCTCATCCTTATCTACGATTCCCTCGATTGTGCCGATTGAATCAGCTCCAGGCTCTAGGCATCGAATCTCCCCATGCCGGCCGAATTCTACCTGCGTCAGCTTTGTGCCTCCGCTCCATAAGTGGTCCAAGACGTTTGCTCCAAAGCCATTCTCAAATCGATAAATGGTCCGGTGGTCTCCTGGCTCAAATCGGCTCATTACGACATGGTCATCGTATGCCTCGTGATAAGTTGGATTCTCTTCTGTGACTCTCATTCGTCTTCCTCCTCGACTTCTATTGTCCCCTCGTACTCGTACCTAGTTTGAGGAGAGTACATAGCTGCGTAGTTGTTTTCTCGTTTGGCTTTAATGGCTTCCTCTTCTGTGTCGTAATACCATTCGCCTTGCCAGACACCTCTAAAGTATTTTACTACTCGATATTTAATTTTTAGTTTTGGCATAAGCAACCATCTCCCCTGCCAGGTAATGCAGTTTTTCGAGATCCTCCACTAATCTGTGTTTAGACGGAGCTCTAAGTAAATATTCGAGAGCTGCACCTGCAAGGTGTGCGAGATGTCCGTCTTGGAATTTTGGTAAGAAGTTTTCTTCCACCTCTCTAACCTCAAGACCTTTAACCCCGATGTAATGCCCTGGGTTCTTCACCATATCTTTTCCATATTCACCTCTTAGGGCGTCAACGAAGTTTTCTGTACCAACAGACATTTCGACTTTTTTCTCTAACGAATTATGTTCGACTGTCTCTTCATGTGACTTTTCTTTATTTCTAGGACCCTTAGGCCCTGTTTTCGTTCCATTCGCAACTCTGCCCGCAAGTATGTTTCTAGCAAGACAAGTTTTACAAGTCTTTCCAATCCCATCTCCTCTAGTTCTGCGAAACTCAGTTTCGCTGTCTGCATCCCTTGCATATTTGCATGTTGCTATATTTTGGTTGTTCTACTGATTCTTCTAACAGTTTGATACCATCATTTGGATTTGCATAAACTTCTTGCCCATTGTGGTTTAGAACTGCTACTTTCCCTCGCATCTCAACAAACTTTCCATGTCGGTTACCGATTTTGTACTCTACCCCAACTTTCAAATCTTCTACTTTCATATTATTCACCGTCCCATAGCAGTCTTACGAGAGCTGGAGCACTATGGCCACTCCATGATTCTTCAAAGTCGTTGATTGATACGACTGGAAGTTCCATGTATCCATGCTCTTTGATAATGTTGAGTGCTGACTGATCTAGTGTCACGTCATAATAATCAAATCCAAAACCGTTCTCTTCTAGCCACGCTTTTGTCTTTTCGCAGTTAGGGCAATTAGGCTTTCCATAGACAGTGATATTTTTCATGCTTATTCCTCCGTATCTCTTTCAGCTTCTAGCTTTTCAACTCGCTCTACCAACTCAACCATGGCCTCTCCTAATGATTCGGCGATAAATCCTAGGATGGCGATGTGTTCCTTGACTTCGTTTCGCTCATGACGCTTTCTAAGCACATGGCAGACGATTCGGTCCACTCCTAACGCTGCCAATCCTATAATCAATGCCACTGCAATGGCTGGTACTACTAAACTCATTTCTTTTCCTCCTCATACATTCCAGCAACGAATGCTGGCAAATTGAATCCTGTTTCTTCCTCGATGAGAGCAATCATGTCCTCTGCTGTTGCGTGTTTGGACGTGATGTGGCCCACCTGGGTGGTGATTTCTCTCATCGTGCTTTCCAACCGCTGCTTGCCAAATCCGTATTTGTCTCTCAAGACCATCATCGTGGCTCCGAGATAGTTGTAAAGTGCCTGTTCCATCCGGTCGGCACAATACGCTCGTATGAAGTCACCATGCTTCTTCATGACTTGGCTTTGGTAGTCGTAAGCAGGCGTTTTCTTGATTAACGACTTGATTCTTTTCTTATGGTTCATAATCAACGAGCCTCTTTGACCTTCTCAACATATTCGGCCATCTCATTGGCAAGGTATTGGACTTTCTGGATGTCCTCTTCCAGCTTACCTTTGGATGGAGCTCGCAATAGGTACTCTAGCAATGCTCCGGCTAGGTGTGCTAGGTATCCGTCCTGGTAGCGCACTAGGAAATTCTCCTCGATTTCCCGGACTTCCAATCCTTTATCTCCAATGTAATGTCTAGGTTGCTCGACTTGGCTGCCATCCGTTTGTTTTGAATTAGGCAACTTCACATCTTCGATGATGGTGTACTCTTTCCCAGTGCACTCATATATTTTTATAGCGTCCTTAATCATTCCGATGTGGGAAATGGTTACTTTTTTGCCTTTTTTGTAAACACAAACGCCAACACCTCTCCATAACCACCAATATTTATTAGCTAAAAATTCGCTATCTAAAGGTTCTCCACTATCCCACTTAGCCCCTCGCTCATGCAAAGTGTTAAGTAGATATTCAAGTTTCTCAAATGAATCAACTTTATAAATTTTAATCATGATTCCAGCTCCTCAATCTTCTTCTTTAGCTCGTTAATCGTTTCTAATTGTCGGTCAATGACAATGTTATATAGCGCTTCATTATTAGCCTTCTCTCTTCTCTGTTGCCTCAATTCATCCTTAAGCCACAAGATGAAGAATCCAACTACTATTCCAATAGCGCAGCCTACACTTGTTAAGATTAAATCAATCATTCTTATATTCCTCCCACACAGTTTTTAGGTCTGGCTCTGTAACCTCACCTTCCAAATTGACTACATGAGAGTGCACCATCAATTTGGCCACTGTACCATCTGGCTCAACCGCAACCGTAGCCAGCGATACCATGTTAGCCTCATCTGGCATTTCAATAATCAGCTTTTTCATGTTTTGCCTCCTCAATCTGATTCATGATTTTGCTCAAAGACTCGTCCACTGGGATAACGTCTCCGCCGCTTAGCCATATTTTCGAATGTTGCCCATACTGTCTAAAACCTTCAATATGCGCAATGTTAATGTATGCCTCGTCCTTGGTATTGTTTTTTAATGTTACTCTGATAAACATTAATCCACTACCTCCAGCAAGTCTTTGTTCTGGTAAACATTACCAACAATTTTGAAGTGTGTAGGATCAGTCAAAAAGTCCATTAAATCAATTTCTCTTTCATACAACCCATACATTAGTTCTGATACGCTATCTTTCGAGGATTCACCGCCATACTTATAATCGCCTAGGTTTAGACCACCTTTCATCTTGATGACAGCTAAATTCTTTACATCACATTCTCCACCTGTAACTTCGTTGGTTTCTCCGTATGAGTCATTTTCATACCAAATTTCATCATCAAACTCGATAATGTCACCTTCAAACAGTTCTTTCCCGGTACAGTCTTTAAACCCAGTGCTCTGCATCAATTCGATGCCATCAATGACTTCATAGTCTAAAAATTGGCGGTAGTCTAAAAATACTTTTCCATCGTTCACAATGACTGAATCGGTGTACATTGTTCCGTCGTACCACGCTCTGAATTTAGGTATCATTATTCTCGCTCCTTTCTCTCATTCCATTTCCGCCACTCATCTGTGAAGCGGCGTCGTTCTTCTTTGCTCTCTTGATATAGCATCCATCCTAGATACAACCAAGAAACAAACGACACAACGATTGCTGCCAATATTACGATTCCCATTTCTGCATCTCCTATCTGTATCAATATCTACCCAAAGGCTGTACTAATGACTGCATCAGTGGTTTCCCCAATGGCTTCATATTTTTTCTTAAAATTTCCTTATCGCCAAGAATCAACCAGTCGATGCTGACGTTTCCTACATTGGCGATGTTGACGAGCGTTTGAGTGCTGTTGACTCGCTCTCCCTGCTCGAATTTGACTAGCGAGGTCTTTTTGCATCCGACGATTTGAGCCATTTCCCATTGCTCGTAGCCTAATTTTTCTCTGACCTGCCGGATGCGTCTGCCGACCTCGTACCAGTTAATCTCATGGAATTTCATCTTGCTACCCCCTTATCTTGCTCTCTGATTAAAAATTTCCTACCCAGGAGCGATTTTTATATCAAAGGCATATAATCTATCACCTCAAGCGTAAATCGCCTCTTTGGCCCAATTTTTGCCCGATTTACGAATCAACCATAGTGGCTGATTGTATTTGGCTATGAATAACTTAGCCTTGAGCTTGAATTCCGGCTTCTCGTAGCCTTTCGTGTCCAGATACTCGACGGAGCCATCTGGATAAGTCACGCGGAAGTCGGCGATATAGGTAATGGCTCTTATATGCTTGCCGGTTACTGGGTGCTTTTGCGCCGGTAGCAGCTCGCATTTGACTTGTAGCTCTAGCTTGGCTATGACCTTGGCTTTCTCCAAGGCCTTTAGATACACGTAGTATTCCGCCTCTAGGGTCGAGTCAAAGCGTATGCCGTCGACCGTCTTAGGCCTTGCTCCGTACTTGTTAGCCTTTTTCCGGCCCGAATTCCAGTATTGCCTCATGCTTCAGTTCTCCTCTCCACTTGGCGATTAGGTAGTCAATCTGGCCTTTGTGTTTGTCTGATAGCGAGTGATAGCTTGTGGTGTATAAAAAATATCCGTCGTCAAACACGTAGCCAACGACATTAATGCACCAGATAGAAAGCGCGTCTTTATCGCTTAAATTATTATCCCAGGTACATATAAAGCCAATTCGCTCTAGCCATTCTTTTAAAGTTTCTAGTTTCATGTCATGCCTTCTTTCTCATGTTCGGTCCGGTCATTAAGACCTGTTTTGACAATACCTGGATGCGCTCTAGCATCCGTCCTGCATCTAGCCGACTCTTGAGCCGGCGCTCTACTTGTGCGGCAAATTCCTCTTGCGTGAGGTTGCTTGTAAAGAACGTCAAGCGGTTGTTGTTCGCTCGGTAGTTTAGAATCTCGTACAGGATGGTCTTGTAGCCCCATTCCCCAGTCGATTCTGTTCCGATGTCGTCCAGGATAAGAACCTCGGCGTTCTTTAGTTGAGTTATCCTGCGGATATGTCCCCGTTCGTCCGTGCCGAACATGTTCTTTAGATCCTCCAACAGACTTGATGTAGTGATGTATACGACACCTGCTCCTTTCTCGTTGAGGCTTCGTGCGACTCCTGCCATGAGGTAGCTCTTTCCTAGTCCAAAGTCACCGTATAGCCAGACACCTGATTGTTCACCCATAAATTCATAGTTTCGAACCAATCGCTTGAATGCCTTTAAGATGTCTTCTGCTTCCGGATTGACGTGTATCTGGTCTAGCGTAAAGATTGGTAATGCCTCGGTGACTTTGTCCAAGACTAGCGATGTATTGATTCCCATTCGCTGTCTAGGGGTGAACTCTACTGGTGGATAATAGACTTGGACCTGTCCGTCGTTGTAGCGAAGCTCTGGAGGCTTGCTATGGCCTTGCTTTTTAGCCATATAGAACTCGTTCAACCGCGATAGCGACTCCTTAATCTTCTCTTTATCGAGGCGGTGGGCCGCCACGAACCCCACCACATCCTGGTCCTTCAGAATCTCTTTGATTCTCTCTCTGCCTTTTTGGCGATGTTCCTCTGACATTGGCAGAGTGCTCATAACTTGCCCTATTTCTTGCATGGTGGTCTCCTTCCCACGGCATATGCAACTTACTAAGTAGTTATAACAAGTATGTTTTATATACTAGATATAATTTAGTTAGTACGTTCTAATTGATTACTGCATATACTTTGCTTTCTAAGGCGGCCCCCCGCCGCCTTTTCTTTTTCTTTTTTCTTTACTTTCTATTTACTTTCTATTTACTTTGTGTACTTCTGTATGCATTTTTCGAGTTAATGTATGCAATAACTCGGTTAATGTATGCAATAACTCGGTTAATGTATGCAATAACTCGGCTCAAGTTTGAGGTCTTTGCGTCGTTCGGCAGCTTTTAGGAACCTTTTCTGTATTCCTCTTGATGTCAAAATTCTGTGCTTGTCATACATCTCCTGATCAAACATTCCGACTTCCAAAGCCTTGTCTACGATTCGTATTACAACCTTTTCATCTACATCAACTTCATCACCTAGGACAAATGCAGTATCATCATCCCATGTCATGTAATAGCCTCTATCTCGGTAGATATTGGCCAGCAATGAGATGACTACAACTATTCCGTCGTTACCAAATTGCCGCTTAATCTTCCGGACCTTGATATCATTTAGAAAGTCCACATCGAAACTGAAATAACTAATTCCGTCCTTCATTGGTCTGGCCATATTCTCACCTCCTAATCAAACAACTGGTCAATCTCGATGAATCCGCTCAGACGCTTCTTCGACAAGCAGTATGGACACTTTCCGCATGAGTGCGGTTCTTCTCGGCCTTCTTTAACCGCCAGCACTCGTTCAATATTATTGGCCAAGTAATCCTCCTCAATGATGTATCTTGTCGGGTCAATTGTGATGGCCGCCATATCAACTGGCGTTTCCTTGGACACAGCCACAATATACGGATCGTATGGAATTCCATGCTGTTGTTGTAGCAGTTGCTTGTAGACGTACATTTGGAGAACGTAGTCGTAAGCGAGAACAAATGGCACATATTGACCGAACTTGTCAGACCAGTATCGTTTGCGTAGCTCACGAGTAGTCTTAAGGTCTATAAAGTAGCCTTTTTGATGGTTAACCAGGTCAACCTTAGCCTTCCATTTGCAGCCGAATAAATCCCCCTCGACTATCACTTCCTTGTCACCTTGATAGATAAAATTGAAGAAAGCATCCTGTTTCAACCGCTCTATCATTTCTGTTGCTTTTTCAAACTGCTGGTACATTCCGCCATTCTTTTTGTAGATAGTCCCGCTGTTGTCTTCAATGAACGATTGGTGAGCCGTCTGACTCTCAAAGTAGCTGTGTAGAAAGTTACCAACTAGAAGAGCCTGGCTATCTAGGTCATTATATTCACCATTCAACTTAGCCAAGGCTGCAGCCTCGCACTTCATGAAGTCCTTGAACTGCGAGACACTCATATACTCCTTGTTAGCTTCTTCTGAGTAGTAGTTGTCGTGCGATAGAATCATAAGAGCTCACCCTGCTCTACCTCTTGAGTTAATTCTTCGATGAGTGAATCATCCAGGACCTCTTGCTCCGTCTTCGCCTTTGTTTTCGCCTTGGATACCTTAGCTTCCGATTTAGCAAAATCAGCCTCTAGCGATTTCGTGTCTGGTTTCTTGTTGGTCTCTTTAGGGAAGTAATCCTCTACTACACTCATGCCGTCATTGAGGCTTGTGGCAACTTTCTTGAGTTGGACAATGTCTGTCTGGGTGAAGGCATTGACGTTGTATCCAAGATAGAGTTCGATTTGCTCTTGAGTCACTTTGTATGTCTCTTTGAAGTAGTTCAGCATCTTCGAGATTGTGTCCTTGAGTGACCCTTCATTCTGGCCAGCAAGGGTAGATTCACACTCCTTAACGGCTGCCTCGGTGACATCTCCAGGGATTACACTTAGGATGCAAGCGCGTAATCGTCGAGCTCCGTTATTGGCTACTAGCTCATAAATATCTCGCTCGTCTGTCAGAACCTTATTGCCCTGCTTCGTTCCTCGAACATGTTTGACACTAAAGACCATTTCTCGACGAACATTTGTCTCAAGGTCCCAGCAATAAGACATGGCCGTTGATTCTCCAGGACGACGCTCTAACTCCTTGACGCCAAATGCTAGGTTTCCCCAGTTTTGAGCCAGCACCTCAGCTAGACGGATTGATGGACCACTAACCTTTTGCCCACCTCGTGGATACTGGTAAACTGCTGCTTCAGCTAGCCCCTTCCGTCTGCAAGCATCCAAGATTCGACGCTCGGATTCGAATGTGTTCCGTGGGAACTGTTTCGCCATGAAAATTTGCCCTTTAACCTCTTCCATTTCACGAGTGGATGCCGTTTGGATCATGGCGCCGTGCCCTTGTTGATTGTTAAATTCAGTTGTTAAGTCGTTCATGTTAGTTTCTCCTTTTCTTTTACTTAATAAAATGAGCCGTCTAATGGCGACATTGGCTCGCACCAATTGGTCACAATAAAGTCGAATAAGTCATCCTCATGTACCCTTTTGCCATCAATATTAAAGATGACTCCATTCTCATCTTCATCTACATGGGCTCCTACCTCGTCGTAAAAATCCCATATCTCGTTAACATATACCAGATATGTTTCGTGGCCGTGGTCTAGTAGGACATACTTCCAATTTGGATGTACAGGATAGCCACGCCAGTCTTTGCTTGGTTCGTCCGACTGAAGGTCGTACGGTACCGGCCTTGTTTTTACATCAGATATCATGTATACTCTCCTTAGAATGTTATTTCATTGGACCGTTCAAGGCTGCAACCTTGACGGTCTTTTTTAGTTTTTTGACCCAAATGTGGATATCAATCGCATGATCCATGTCACCCGTTCTAGCAAGTCGACCTATAGAATCCTCAATCTCATCAATCAAGAAAGATTGGCGATCTACTATGTCTTTAGCAATCGGGAATCCGCACTTGTCGTATAAGAAGCATCTGCAGTAATCGTATATGTCGTATTTACTGTCTCCAGGGTCAGATAGTCCAAACTCCGAGATTACGTGATGCTCTGCCATCTCTTGCGCTTGTTCGTTTAAATCGTCATAGAAAAAGATGTATCTCATTTATTTTCCTCCTGCATCGAATCTGCCAATCCACACGCTACCAATCCGATGGCCATTGCTATGATGCAGATGCCATTTGCGATGCCATCGCCTCCTGGCTTACAATCATTGACCCACCAAGCCCAAACCATGATGATGAAGCATATTGGCATTAAGGATGCGAACATCCACCAGTGCATATTTTTCATACTCAGCTTCATTCTGCTAGCTCCCCCACTGCTCTGTGGAAGGCTACTTTGTTTACCTTCCCATTGATAATAATGAACCCTTGCTCCTCTAGATCCTTGTTAATTTGGCGTACTAGCTTGTAAGCGTGGCTTTTGCTACATCCGAGCAAGTCAGCCACTTCTTGTGCTGTGTAATTTTGGCTTTTGACTGCTGTTGGCACTGTTATTCCTCCTCTTCTAAATAGTCTTTTAATATATCTTTGATTTGAGCAATACGATCTGGCGTCTGCCGGTTTCCTTTAAGTAGGTCTCCTAGATATGCGCGGGTGATATCCATCTCGCGTGCCAAATCTGCCAAAGTCATATCTTTTTTAATGAGCGCAATCTTCACTCGCTTTTCGAATGACATAGCCATCCTCCTTCCTATAGAAAATGTTGCTTATTGACAATTCACATACGCAATTATGATTGACATCTGTTTGCGTATATGCTATTGTGTAAGCATAAGAAATAAGCATACACTTTAAGGCGTACATTATCATTGTCTTGGCGGACTTTATTCAGATAAATAAGCGTCAAATGTTTGCTTAACAATTTAGCTTACACGTTAAGTATAATTGCTTATACGCAATCTGTCAACACTAAATTTGCGTTTAAGCAAAAATATTTTTCGGTTAGCTCTTAGGAGTTGGTAATTATGTCAATTGTAGACAAGGTTCGTGAACTTTGCGGTGCAAAAAAAATATCCATCGCAGAGTTAGAACGCAGCTTAGGTTTAGGTGGGGGTACTGTCAGTAGATGGGACACCCGAATCCCTGGTATCGATAAAGTTCAAAAAGTCGCTGACTACTTCCAGGTCAGTACTGACTACTTGCTAGGGCGAACAGAAACACCATACTATGGCTTGACAGAAAAAGACGAACCATCTATCCAAGCAGACCTTGAGCGCTTGATAGAAGACCTGGATGGCCTCAAATACTCCAAGGAAACTGAAGAGTTTAGCGAGGAAACCAAAGAGCTACTAATTGCATCATTAGAGCAGGCTGTGCGTATTGCTAAGATGGAAGCTAAGCGTAAGTACACGCCTAAGAAATATCGAGGTGAATCATGATTG